AACTTCCAGTCCAGAACCGCTTCTTCGTGCTCTGCATCTCCTTCTGGCCCGGCCTTGAACTTCGCGCGGTCAGGCTTTGCGTCGGCGGGTGGCTGCTCGTTTGCCTTGTCCCCCTTCGCCTTCCCGTCGCCAGCGTTCAACTTCGCCTCCAGCGCCAGACGCGCCTCGCGCTCCTTGCGGGCCTCTTCGCGAGCGGCGTCCCGCTCGTTCTGTGCCGTGTTGCGCGCCGCGGTCAGCTCGCTGAACCTGAGGTTGAGCCGCTGCTTCTTCGGGTCCTTCTCCGCCCGCTTCTCTTCCTCCAGCGCCTCATCGGCTCCGTTGGCCTGGTCGCCTTTTGACCCCGGCTCGCTGGTTCCGGCCTTGGCCTCGGCCTTCCCCTGCGCCTCGTCGGTCTTTGGCTCCCCGGACTTCTGGGGCTGCTGAATGTTGAGCTTCTGGGCTTGGAACTCCGCCAAGGTCTCCGACGTCACGACCACCGTTGACGGCCGGGGGTCGCTCGATTTTTGCTGTGCTTCACCTGCCATGGATGTTCTCCACGAATGTTCCCCGCGTGGCGCGCGGGTGCGCGTGTGCTATGGGGCGGCTGCGCCGTTCCCCCTGATGCTCGCGGCATCGGCGTTCTCGCCTGCCTTGTGCTCCAGCTCGATGTTGCGCTGATCGATCTCGCGCTCGAACTTCGCGATGCCGAGCTTCTCCGAGAGCAACTTTACGATGCCGCGCAGCTCCTCGATGTTCTGGGCCGTGAACGCGCGCATCTCGGTGTCGTGCTGTTTCGTCGCAGCGATCACCTCCACGTCGTGCGTCTTCACTCCGGCACGGATGTATTCGCGGTGCGTCTCTCCGTCCTGCCTCAGAGCTTCGATCCCGTGCTTGAGCTTGATCTCAAGCCCCGCCTGCTGAAGTAGCTGGTGCGCCTCGTCGAGCTGCTTCTTCATCGACATCATCATCATCTGCGCGCGCGGCGGGATCTCGGAGTTCTCGTCGATCTGCGCGAGCGGGTTGGAGGCCGCCAGGCGGTCGGCGAGCTGCTCCGCGCCCTCGGCGTCTGACATGCGCACGACCAGGTCTGCGCCGACCTTGGCGATGAGCGCAGCCATAGCGCCGTTCCCCATCAACTCGGCGAAGTACGCCCGCGCTTCCTCGCGCTTGGTGTTGAAACCGGGCCCCGTCTCCATCACCACGTCGTAGTCGCCGACCCGGACGTCGTTCAGGACCTGGACCGCCCCCTGCTCATCCTTCGACTGCTGGTTCACGGTCACGAGCGACGGCTTGTTGTCGTCCCCGATGATCCTGAGCGTGCGCTGCGTGTCGTAGATCGTGGGCGACCAGTTGAGGAAGATGCGCCAAGTGTGATTGATCGAGCGCGTGAGGTTGTCGTAGAAGTGGTAGTTCGACTGCTCGCTCTGACCCGTCTCCTGCCTCACCGCCTCGCCGGACTTCGGCCCGTTGTGCTTGAGGTTCACGGGGTCGAACATGCCGACGACCCGCTGCAGATTTTCGGACGCCTGCATGGCCGCCTGGATCACTCCCATGGCCGGGGTCTCGGGCTGGATCCGCTGCGGGACGTGACCTGGAGGAAGAGCCTGGCCATCGGGACCGGTGGTCTTGTAGTGCAGGACCGCCTTCGTCGACAGATTCGCGTTCGCAAAGTCGTTCTCGTAGCCCTCGTCCGCGCCGTCAGGTATCAGCCACTTGGCCTTGGGCGCCATGGCCAGGATCTCGGTGATGTTCGTCTGCCAGTAGTTGACCATGCGCTGGGGATCGCGGGCGAAGCGCACCATACCGAACTTCCGGCGCTTCCCGTCGATCAGGACATTGACCCCGTAGACCGGGACCACAGGTATCCAGCGGCCAGGCAGCGTGGCCTTCTCCAGCTCTTCGAAGGCCGTGAGTTTCACCGAGTAGACGGCGCGCCTGTACGATGGTCGGTCGCCCACGATCCTGATCTCCGAGGCTTCGAGCACGCCGGAGGGCGGTAAATCGTCCTTGTAGAACGTGGCGCCGTTCGACAAGCGCACCAATGTCGCCGGCACCTTGTCGACGTACACGTACTCGCCGATGCGGATCGAGTCCTTGGAAATCCAGTCGGCCATACGGTCACCGCCGCCGCTCTCCTTGAAGCTCGAGCCGTCGTTCGCTCCAGGATATAGCCGCCTGAATTCTTCCTTGCGCATGTTGTCGGTGAGGAGCACGCGCTCGGCGTCCGAGCCGTCTGGCTGCGTGCTGTACGGATCGAAATACACGCCGAACGGGTTGTCGATCTGGCGGACGTAGATGTCCTGATCGAAGGAGTCGTCGGCAATGTAGTCGTTGGCCACCCTCCAGTAACCCCAGCCACAGGTCACCGCGAATTCCGCCCCCAGATCGTAGGCGTAGGAGGCGTCGGAGTGCGTTTCGATGTGTCGCCCGATACCCGTCATGACCTTGGCGGTTCGGATCGTCGACGTGTTGTTCTTCGGGTGGCACTTCCCGCGCGGCCGCTGCTGCCGGATGTGGTTGATGACCTGGCGGCAGTAGCCGTCAGTCTCATTGATCACGAGCATGGGACGCGAGGCCGCCGGCTCGTTCCGGCTTTGCTGAATCTGGACCAACCACTGATCCCCGAACCGGAAGCGCAGGTCCTGCAGGCCCTCGGAGCGGTTGAAGCTGTCGGCCTCGCTGACGAGGCGCATGAACTCGACGGCCTCGTCGTTCAGCTTTGCCATCAGGCCGGCGCCTCGGTCTGGATCGCCTTCCCATTCACGACCAGGTAGCGAGCCTCCTTCACCGTGAGGCTCTTGCGCGCGTAGTCGCTCACCCCCGGAGCAGCGTAGAACTTCCCGTCGAGCTGGAAGATCGCCGCCATTCCCGCATACCCGAAGCCCGCGGACCAGCCGGTAGCGATGATGTCGGAGTCCTTCATTTCACGACCTCCAGTTTCGGGCGCTCGGGCTCGGCTATGGGGTTACGAAAGCCGCGAATCGTGTCTGCGGCATCGACCAGGCGTTGAGCGGCGTTCTCTTTCATGCGCCGAGGCACGGCAACCTGCTTCGCCAACCGGTGCAGCGCTTCCCAGCAATCGAAGAACTCGCGCAGCATTTCGAGTTCGGTGAGAGCCTGGCGCGCGGCCTCGATCTGGGCTTCGCTGGGTGCCGGGACAAGCTCGTTCATTTCGGTGCCCACAGCGTTCCCTCGATCTTGACGAACCGAATCCCGTCGTCGACGAAGCTTTCTAGCTCATCAAACACAGAGGCGGCCATGAGGATGTTCTTGCCCTCGTACACGACGGTCCTGCGCTCTGGGTCTGGGTCATAGACCATGATTCCGTAGCCGCTGGGTGTCATGCGGCCCACGCCATCGGCTCGACCGGTCGGCGGCGCGCCGTCTTCGCTTCCGTGCGCGCGATGCCCGGAAACAACTCACTCATCAGCCAGACGAACGCGTCCGCGCGGTTCGGGCTCTTGGATCCTGCGTAACCGGCCTTGCTGAAGCCCCCGAGCTCGTCCTCCAGCTCCGGGAAGTAGCCCACGAGCTTGATCTTGCCCTGAGCATGCAGCACCGATATCGGCTCAGCGCGTACCGCCTTCCCGCGGCTCGCCGTGATCTTCTTGAACGGGACTCCGGGCTTCGCGGCCTGAACAACGAAGCGCACCATGTCGCCCCCGAAGTTCGATTCGCCGACGATCAGGTCTCCGGCGTGCCGGTCGTACGCATCGGTGGCCACCCGGCCCCAGACCTCGGGCGCAGCCTTGACCGTCAGGTCCTCGAGCAGGTAGCCGCGGCCGTCGGTGCCGAGTCCGCCGACCATGATCCCGATCTCGTCGTTGCCCGCGTCCTCGTCTTCGCCAGCGCCGCTCGGATCGATGGCGACCAGCAGCCTGACCATGTCCGGGTAGTCGGTGACGCGGGAGCCGTCCAGCATTTCCTCGGTCCAGAAGGCCCCGGGAACCGCCTCGCCCCACTCGCCGCGCAGGAACCGCTTTTGCAGCCGCTCTGGCAGGCGCCGGAGTTCCGCCAGATATTCGGGCGGCAGATTCGCCTCGTTGTCGCCCGGGTTGATCCGGAAACGCGCGAAGCTCGCACGATCGGCGATCGGAGCCCTGGAGTCGGGATCCACGCCGTCGTGAAACAGCTTGTACGCCCAGTGGGTCTTGGCCGGGGGATTGCAGTCGTAGTACATCTTGAGCGCCAATCGCCGCTGCTGGCCCTCCAGCTCGTACTCCACTTTCTGGGCCAGGCGCGTGACCACGATGTTGCGCGACGCCCACGGTATCTGACTCACTTCGTTCAGGTAGATGGTCGCGAACTCGCGGCCCAGGACCTTCTCCGTGCGCTCTTTGTCGTCCAGACCAGCCATCCAGATCTCAGATCCGCGGGGCAGAGGCAGATACCAGTCCCCCTTGTTGATCTGGGCCGGGATACCGGGGAAGCAGTTGCGCATGACCCAGGGCAAGGTCTCCATCCCGATAGAGTCCTTGACGTGGGCGAAGCGGAAGCGGGCGATCAGGTGCCTGCTTCCCGGAGCCTTCAGCGCCCGGATCACGATGTTCCGGACGATCAAGACGGTCTTCCCGCTGCGTGAGCCACCTTCTCCCAGAATGTGCGTCGCCGGGCTGTTCAGCACCGCGCGAGCTTCTTCCTGGCGCTGGGTGAGGTTCATGCTTCTTCGTCGCCCTTGGCCAGCCTGACGATGATGTCGCCCAGATCGAATCCGGATAGCGGTTGCACGGACTTGCCGTCCAGCCGGTTCCCGAGTTCGCGGAGCGCCGACATGTCCCCGTTCGCCGCCATGGTCAGTAGCCGCTCGGCCGCGCGGCGCAGGCGCTTGCCGTCGTCCTGAGCGATCGCCCGATCGATCGCGTAGCGCCAGGGCTTATTCTTCGAGGCGTTCGTGTTGCCTGGCTGCGCGCCGCCCTTGCGCTTGTCCTCGGCCGCGGTCATCCTGGCACCGGCCGTGAGATCCCGCGGTTCACGGCCATGGACGCGTCGATCATCTGCTGTTCCGCCTGGTCGTACTGGCGTTGCAGCTCCTTCAAGCGCTCCGGGTCCTTGGTGTGCTCGAGGATCGTCCTCAGCCGCTGGCAGTTGGCCGCGGCGTCGCGGATGCGGATCGAGATGTTCGGGTCAAGCTCCACGGGCTTCGATCCAGCAGATGTCCGCCTCCCTGACGACCAGAAAGGCCTCGCCATCGATCACGACGTTCGGAAAGCTCAGATACGTTCCGTTGCCGAAGCACACGCGGTCGCCGACTTCGACGTCCAGCGGTACAGTGGTCCCGATGTCGTTCGGCATCCCGGGGCCCACGGCCACGACTTCGCCCCGCGTGTCCTTCTCGTCCGAGACGACTTCGATGATGCTGCTCAGATTCTTCAGCCGGTCGAGAGGCCGGACCAGGATGTAGTCGCGCAGCGGCGTGAACTTGGAGCTTGCGGTCACGTTTTCGAGCTATCCGGCACTTCTGGAGGCAGCGCCTTGAGCACGTCGTCCAGGTGCAGGCACTCCTTGAGATTTGGGCACGGATCTCCTGGAGATACCGGAGCGATTCGACCGTTGCAATAGTCGTTCCCGGCCTGGGCGTCGTACAGGATGCCGACCACCGGGGGGCCGTAGGCGGGAAGCAATACGACCTTGTCGCCGTTCTTGGCCTCGCGGCCGTTCTTGTAATGCATTTCAGTACCCGGCTTTCTCGTGGCGATAGGCAACACCGTCGCTACGCCCGGAATTGAACTCTCCGGTCCGGCCGTCGACCTTGCCCGCGTGTCCGGCGTCCCGGCCGGTCAATGCGTCATGCTGGCCCTGACCCACACCGCCGGTGATCGCGACGCGCTTCTCGCCGGTCTTGTCCGCGGCGCTCGACGCCTCCGGAATCCGCTCGCCGCGGACTCCCTGCGCGCCGTGAACCCGGTCGGCCTTCGGGACCGATACCCGGCGCTCGCCGCTCGAGTCGCTCGATGTCGCGCCTCGGGGCTCCCGCTCCCCGCTCTCGCCCTTCAGTCCTCTGGTCGTGCCCTGCTGGTTCATCTTCACCTGGATGTCTCCTTGGAAAATGCGTGGTCTACGCGCGCGGTTCTACGCGCCCACGCTGCCGAAATCAAAATGAGTGGTTGACGCGCGTCAAAGATCAAGCAGCGACCTTACGGCGCTCGGCTTCCAGAAAATTGAGCAGGCGAGCCGCCGCGGTGTAGCCCATGGATTCCCTGTTCCCGCGCCGCCATTGAGCGACCGTGCTCTGGGCGAGCCCGCACGCGAGTTCGATCTTCGCGTCCCGCCAGCCCAGCCGGTTCAGCTCGTCGAACACGGCCACGGGGTCAAAGGTCTCGGGGATCATGCTTTGAGCCTACGGCCTACGTGCCAGGAACCGCAGTGCGGACAGCGATACGGAGCACAGGTACGCCGTGTTTCCTCGCGATGCATGGCCCTCTGGGCGTCCGGCTGGCTGTGGAAGGCCTGCTTACCCTGGCAGCCAGCCTGCACGCGCTCGACCAGCCGGTCGTACTTCTGCTGATTGATCCGGTTGTGCAGCAGCCAGCGCAGCTCCGCGAATTCGCTGCGCGTCATGCGGCCTCGAAGAGTTTCGGCTGCACGGTCTCGCGCGCCACGGGCGCGACCTCGAGCTCGACGCGCGCGCCGCGGTCATCTGGCTCCATGCGCTTGCCGCCCTGCTCCCACAGCCACCTGTCGTCCACGAACACCGCCCCGTTCAGCGCGTCCATCAGTACCTTCCACGCGTTGTCCAAGTTGATGCACTGCACGTCATCGTCCCAATTCAGGGGGTCGCGGCGCGCTCGTCGCTCCCAGTCGAGTGGGCGATGTGGGTACAGGAACAAGTCCACGCGCACGCGATGCGCAAACGGCCGGCGCAGACCCTGATCGACGACCGCAATCTTGACTTGGCGACGGTAGCGCTTGGCATCCGCAGTCACGAACGTGACTGCGTGTCCACGGTCTCCGCGCCGACCGACGACACCGTGAGCCCAGTACCTGTTCGCGGAGACCGGATACGGGAGCACGAGCCTCACGGCCGCACCGCCGGCAGCGTGTACACAGCATCGCCATCGGGCCGGCTGACGATGCAGCCGCGTAACGCCTGGTCCCAGTCTCGGCATTTCCCGCCCGGAGCTTTTGTCGTACGAATTTCGAAACCAGCGCCCCGCGCAACGTGATGCGCGGTCTCCCGGCTGTCGACGAGAAACGACTGGTCAGATCCAGGCTCTATGCGCTTGAGCGTTGCGACGATTTTTCTGCCGGCCTCGTAGCGCCGGCCTGGATTCGGGACGGCGGTCGTAATGCCGTACGGCTCGTCGTCGACGCCGTGAATCCGGACAATTTTCCCGGTCATGGCACACCAGCCGCAGACGCAGAGCGAAGAGAGGGCGTTCCCATTTCCCTGCCGGGCCTCGCGGCTTCGGCGCTCTGCGCTGCGGTTCGTTGCGCCAGGCGGCCGGCTCGGCGCTCTGCCCAGGCGATCAATTCGGCGTCCCAGAGCGTCCCTTCCTTCACCGCCGTGTACCCGTAGCTCGAGACGACTGGCGCGCCGTTGACACCGCGCACGAAAGTCCGGGTGACTAGCACGGGATTCTCGTCGACGACGCGGCTCATGCCGGGACCCCGAGCTCACCCACGTACTGCGCGAATTTCTGGGCCCCGAAGAGGGTTTGCGGCCGCAGGTACTGCGCCATCTTGGCGTCCGACCTCCACTGCTCGGATTTCAGGAGAACGACTTCGCGCAGTTGCTCGCCCGTGTACCCTTCGTGCAGGCGGGCTACGATCACCTGGCCGTTGGGCGTGAGCCGTCCGCCGTTCGGGTGCCGAAAGCGGTAGGCGTGTCCGGTTGCCCGGTTGAGGTATTCGAGCACGCGCTCGGCCTCGGCGTTGTAGGCGCCGTTGCCGTGGCCGTTGGGCCGGGCTTCAGGGGCGACGTCGGGCTTGCCCGACAGTGTTGTTGACTTTGGTTTTAAAGTCCCTTCACTTCCCTTCACTTCACTTCCCTTCACTTCGTGGTCTTGTAGGACACCTTGTAGGTCTCCTTGATGGACTCCTTGTAGGCTTCCTCGTAGGTCACCTTGTAGGGCCGCACTGTGTCTGGCCTTGTTGGCTTTGTTGCTCCGCTCCCTGAAGCGCAGGCGCCGCTCCCATGCTTCAAGGGCCTCGGCCGCGAGCACGCGGTGGTACCAGCGGTTGTCCGAGCAGAGAACGAAACCACGCATGGCCATGGCCTTGACCTTGGGCCAGCGCTTCCCCGCACCAGAAAATGAGGCAAGAACTCGCTCGTCGTTCGGCAAGCTGGCGGCCGGGGTCTGCTGCCAGGCGCGGCACCAGAGCAACACAGCCGCCCAACACTCCTCTGGAGAACCCAGGGCCACGAGCTCGGATGAAAGCAGGCGGTCTGTCCTCAGCATGAAACCGCCCAAGCCGCGAAGGTCAACATCCGCGGGCACCAGTGGCGCGAGCGCTTCGGTCACGCGACCCGCTCCTCGTCGTCTTGTCCCGGTTCGCGCGCCGCCCCGCGGGTGAGCGGCAACCGCAGCCCGAATCCCGCGAGCTTGTCCTTGGCGTAGGCGTATTGCTTCGGCCGCGTGGTCAATCCGCTCGCGCGGCAGAACTCGTCGGCTTCGAGCTGCACGTGGTGCTCGTAGTGACCGCGACACAGATTCGCCCAGCCGGCGGCCAGGCGCTTGGACAGGATCGCTTCGCGCGGGCAGTCCTGGTGAGCACATGGGACGGATTCACGGGCTGGACGATCGGGCTTCGAACCACGCTTCCTCCACCCACAGGCACAGCCCGTCGCGCCGTCCGGTAGATCAATCTGGCATTTGGGACACTGGTTGAAGACCTGGGTCACGCGACCAGCCTCCCCTGCACGGCGGCCAGGCAATGCGGCGAGAACCAAACGCGCTCGCGCAACCGGTTGGCGTAGCCGGCGCCACTCTTTCGCTGGTTCGCATAGCCGCCTTGAGCCGCCCAGGACAGGCAGGACCAGCCCGGCAGCTCGTGTTCGCCCTCGTACCCACAGAGCGCGATACGCAGCCGCGGATCGTCCCCGTTCTCGATCGCCCAGGCGCGCGCTCGGTGCGCCACCTGGCCATCGTCCTCGGAGTAGATGCCTGGAGTCCTCCCGGCGCCTTCGGTGTACGGTGGGTCGAGGAACACGCCCGTGATCCCGATGCCGTGGGTGACCGCGGGCGTGAGCACGCGCGACCAATCCCCGCAGACCACGCGCACGCGCCGGAGTCGGTGCGCCAGATCCTCGAACCAGGCCTGAATTGCATCTGCCGTGGTGACACCACGGCCATTTGCGGCTGAGAGCTCGGGACGCCGGCGATCGGCTTCGCGACCTGCCGTGGTGTCACCACGGTTACAGCCGAGCTCCGGAATCTTTTTGTGAAGCGCCGAGGCATTCATGCCTCGGCCGGCTGCGCCAGCGTCACCAGCCAGGTCCGGAAGCTGCCGGTGTCCACCGGCTTCGCCCCAGCCTGTGAGCCGCGGCCGCTTCTCCGTCAAAGTTGCCGAGGCGACGCCTCGGCCGCTATTCGCGACCGCCGGCCGCTTGTCGTGAACCGCCGCGGTGACACCGCGGCGAACCCGCGTTTCCGGTTTCTTGTTCGAGGCCCCGCCTTCGCGGGCGTAGAGCCGAGAGCCGTCGCACCAGCCGGCGCCGATCCAGCAGGACGCGCCCCAGACCCACCAGCCGGCCACCCGGGCGTCGTAGAAATCAGGCTCAGTTTTCATGCGCTCGCGCCACTCGGCCGAGCTGGAGCTCAACATCAGCCAGCGGTGCCGTGCATGCAGATCCGCCTCGTTGACCGGCCAGTCTGCGTACCGAGCAGTGGCTTCGGGGTCCTGCTGGACCGCTCGCCAGAAATTCGCGATGAAGCAATTGGCGTCGTTCACGGTCTCGATGCGCGGTTCGGTCGGCCGGGCGAGCAACACGGCCGCGGTCCCGCAAAACGGCTCGACATAGTTTGCGACGTCACCGAACCGCTCCCACACAGCGCCGGCGATCCTGCTCTTGCCGCCGAAATACGGGAACGGGGCTTTCACGCCGCCGCCTCGAGCTCAGGGGTGCGCGTGGATCTCGCTACCTTAACCAGCCATTCCGCGAACTGCGGCGGCGTCGCACTGCGTTCGCGCCGGCTGTCAGCCGGCAAAGCGCCAGGGCGCCCACGGATCTCCGTCTCGATCGTCGCCGTTGGCTCGGCGATCGATAGCGGGAACGGCGGCAGCGCTCGCGGCTCGAGCCCCACGACGTACAGCAGCGTGGGCTTGCGCGCCCGATGCCCGAACCAGTTTTGGTTGACCGGAAGACTGAAGCCGCCGAATCGATCGCGCGTGCCGGGAGCGGGCAGCGCACGATGCCGCCACAGCACCGAGGCAAACGGGTGCTCGAGCACACCGCCCCAGCGCTGAACCTGATCGAGTGCCCAGGGCGCGAGATCGCGCTCGGCCTGATCGTCGCGCGCAAAAGCCCGAAGCCGGCCCCACTGCGCGCACGGCGGATGCGCGACCACGGGCATGCCGCCGGGGAACGTTCGGGCATCGCGGGCAGCGTTATAGACATCGAGGCCGGGGAGCGCGTCGTACACGCTGGGTGTTGCGGCAAACAGGACGGCTACGCGTCTCACGCCACCCTCTTCCACCAATACGTCCGTACGCCCCTCGCCCAGGACAGCGCGTACAGGAAACAAAGCGCAAACATGCCCCACTGCCCCGCTTTCCAGGTCGCGTAGAACCAGAACGGCTGGCCCGCGAGCCCCGCGATACAGGCCCAGCGGCGCCAGTGCGCACGCTCGTCCTGCGACAGGAACACGGCCGCGACTCCGAATACCGCGATGCCCGCTTGCTCGATCATTCCTCCCCCATCGGCTCTACCCCGCGGCGCCCTGCTTCACTTGGCGCCCTCACCTCCCGTTCCTCCGGTGTCCGATCGTGCGGCCCTGCCGGATCGACTCACGGCAGTCGCAGCACCTGTGCGTCCCGCGCTTGGCCAGAACAGCGAAGCCGGGGTTGAACCTCCGGCCGCAGGCCGCGTGCACGAGCTGGTGCCGCTGGCCGACAGCGGGGAAGAAATGCGCCCGCGCGAGGACACCAGAGCCCTGCAGGGAAACGGGCACCTGCCAGGCCTTCATTTCTTCGTCCCGAAGAGCTCGGACTGCGGGCTTTCCACAGCCTTCCAACGCTTTCCGAGGCGCGCGGAACGCTCGAGCGTTACGCTGACCTCATGCCACTCGTACGCGATAGCTTTTTCGAGCAATCCGGCGGCGAACTCAGCCAGCTGCACATCCTTGTGCTCGGCCATGATCGCGAGCTTCTCGTGCGCCTCGGCCGCGAGCAGCGGTCGGACTTCTTTGCCGCGCAGGCTCATGTAGATGCGCCCCGAACATTGCTGTGCCCGGGGCGCGGCCGCAGGGAGGGTTGCGGCGGAAAGATCACACGGTGACTTTCATGCGGCTTGCTCGACCGGATAGATATCCGGGCGCAGCTCGTGGCGCGGGACGCCGCTCGCCTTCTCGACCACCAGGACGCGCGCCGGCGGGCAGCGCTTCCACCCGCAGATCGCCTGCGCGGAGATGCTTTCGTGCTGTTCGGTGATGAACCTGGCTAGTTCAGCTGGGCCGCCAGCGGCCTTGATCGCCCTATCCAGGGCTGGGTCTCGCTCGTCCATTCCGGAAGTAAAGCATTACTTTGCCTCCGAAGTCAAGCAATACCTTATTCCACAGGAGCCGCTGTGCGCGGAAAATAAAGCGATGCTTGACTCGAAAGAGATCGCTCGGCGCCTGCGAGAGGCAATGGACAAGGCCGAACCGCGCGTGACGTCAGTCGCGCTGGCCGAGGCCTGCGGGGTGACGCCCCAGGCCGTGAGCGGCTGGCGGAAAACCGGCCGCGTCGCCAAGCGGCACCTTCAAACCGTTGGCAAGCTCACGGGGCGCCCGCTCGAGTATTTCCTCGGCTCTGGGGCCGTAAAGTTCAGCATGGCAGAGCCACAGGCAGCGTACGGCCAGCAGCTCGAGGCCAAGGAGGAGATCCTTCTGCGGCTATTCGCCGGCCTATTTTCCGCCCAACAGCGGGAGATCATCAGCGAGGTGCGCGCCCTGTTCGACGCGAACCAGGTCACCAGGAAAGAACTCGGCCAGAAAGCCCTGCGCGGCGTAAGCGATGCCCAAATCGTGACAGCCTTCGGCCAGGCCCCGGCACCCACGAAACCCGAGCCCAAGAAGCGCCCTCGAAGCCCGGGCCGCGAGCCCGGGACCGCGATGGATGACTTCCTCGAATGACGCGCGGCACCCTCCTCGCCGCCCTGTTCCTGACAGCCTGCGCCGCACAGCAGGAATACGTCTGGAACCGCCCTGGTGCAACGCAGCAAGAATTCGCCATGGAATCGGGCCAGTGCCGCGCCCAGGCATTCAGCGTGCCCAACGCTCCGCTGATGCAGGTCGCCATCGTGTACAACAGTTGCATGCAGGGCAAGGGCTGGTATCAGGTCCCGGCGAAGTAACGTGCACCATATTGGAACAGCGATCGTTGGTTGGCTTCTGATTGCCATGGGAACGCTCGCCTGGTGGTTCTCAGATAGCCAGGAGCACTCAATCGAGGCTCTTGCCCTGTTGGGGGCTGGCGTCGTCCTCGTGATCGCCCGGGGCGCGGCCGTCCGCTTCGACCGCATCCACCCGCCGGGCTAGACCCGTCTTCTACCCTCCCTCGCGCCCGTTCGTCCGCGTACTAAAGTATTGCTTGACATCTGTCTAAAGCAATGCTTTAATTCCTCCATCAGAACGCGATGGAGGCTCAGATGCTCGACGGCAATACCAGCGCAGCAACCGTAGCTCGGGAGGCGCCTGGCACTCGCGCCGATGCATCCGCGAGCCATGTACGCGCGGCCACGAACGACCTGGTCTGGAAGTTGTTCCGCGGGCAGCGCGTTGGCCCGCTGACGCTGCGCGATTTCATCGAAGCCCAGTACGACGCACACGAGCTGCTGAGCAGGATCGTGCTCGCGCGAGATGTCGAGGACCGCGGGGAGCAATGCCGCAACGTTGACGACGAATTGGAGCGCCGGCTGCGCGCGCACCTGAAGGACTCGCAGCCGGTTGCCGAGCGCGCGGCCGAACTGGCGCGGGAGGCTGCGTGACCGCCCCGACCCTCGTGCCGTGCCCGCAATGCGGCTCGCTCTACTGTGGCCCGGTGCGCTGCCGCTTCCACGGCACCGATCATCCGAAACTCGATCAGAACACCGCAGCCGTCGAGCAGTGCCTGTACTACCGCCGGCCCTGCGATTGTGGACTGAACGGCTACTGCATCGAGGCCGCGTGAGCGCGCGCACCGTCGTGGTCACCCGATCGCTGCTCCTGAGGGCCGCGCGCTTCCTCGAGCGCGAGGCGAAGGGGCTGTACAACAGCTGCAAGAGCTACTCCGGCGCGCCGTGGGCTTGCGGGGACTGCCACGAGAAACTCTGCGCGCCGCACAGGGAGCACGACGAAATGGCGAAGGCTGCACGCGAGCTCCGGGAGAAAGCCGCGTGACCTTCCTTCCCGACCCCGTCGCAACCGAACTCGCCGCATGGCTGTTGATAGGCGCCCTGGTGTTGGCTCTCTTGGTCGGAGTCTTCGCGTGACGAAATCCGGTCTTGCGGTCGGGCTCATGGCGGCCTTCGCGGCTGGAATCGCGGTCCGTGACGCCGCGCAAGACTGGCGAGACGAACAGCGTAAGCAGCAACTCATCGCCGCTATCCGCGCCTGCCCGCAGTACGTGGTGCTCGATCGGGACGGCAAACCCGAATGCCGCGCCATGATGCCGCGCCTTGATTTCACTTTCCCACTTCCGAAGCGGCAAAAGCGCAAGCAGCTCACGAGCTACGAGGAGAACACCCGATGAACGCGCCTGCCACCGTTATCGCGCCCGACCGCCAGAAGTTTCTAGGCGGCAGCGACGTCGCCGCGATCTTCGGGGTGTCGCCATGGCGCACGCCCCTGGATCTGTACCTGGACAAGATCACTCCGCGCGCCGAGCAGCCCGTGCTCGATCCCGAGAAGCAGAAGTTCTTCGCCCGGCGCAAGCGCCAGGAGCCCGTGATCGCTGAAATGCTGGCCGACGAGTACGGCATCGAGGTCACGCGCCTGTCGATGGACGAGAACCCGAACCGCTATCTCGACGCCGAGCACCAGTTCCTTGCCGCCGAGATCGACTTCGAGTTCCTGATGTCGCAGGCGGTGCGCGAGCACTTCCACGAGCGCGCGGATTTTGCAGCTATCCCGGACGGAACGCTCTTGAACGGTGAGATCAAGGCGATTCACCCGTTCAAGGCGAGCGAGTGGGGCGAGCAGGGATCCGAAGAAGTACCGATTCACTACGCCGCCCAGGTCATGCACGGCCTGGGGGTCACGCGTCGTCCAGCGGCGCTCGTGGCCGCGCTCTTCGGCCTGGACAACCTCGTGTGCTTCCCGATCATGGCCGATCCCCAGACGATCAGCGCGATGCGCGAGAAGGCGATCGCCTTCTGGACCGAGAACGTGGTGCCGCGCGTGCCGCCCGCGCCCGTGAGCGTCGAGGACGTGAAGCGCATGTACGCCGGCTTCAACGGCCGGCCTGTCGAGCTCTCGGACGAAGCGTACGGCGCGCTGCAGAAGCTGGAAGGACTTCGCGCCACGGCCAAGCAATTGGAATTCGATCGCGCGGAGCTTGAGTGGACGATCGCCCGCTCGGTCGCCTTCAGCTGGGGCCTGGAGATCATCCCCGATGACAAGAACCGCCCGCTCGTTCCCGCCGAGCAAAACGCGGTCCTGATGTACGGCGGGGCACAAGCCGGCAGCTGGAATCGCCAGCGCGGCACCTATCTCGATCAAAAGCGCTTGGCCGCGGAGCGCCCGGAGATCATCACCGGGTACACGGTTGAGCACCGCTACCGAGTCTTCCGAGCAAAGAAAGGAAAATCGAAATGAGCACCGCTGACCTGAAGGCTGTTACCACGGGCGAAACCGCGAAACCCAAGGACTTCCCGGCCATGCTGCAGGCCTGGCTCCCGGAGATCAAGCGCGCGCTCCCCAAGCACCTGAACGCCGATCGCATGTCGCGGATCGCGCTCACGGCGTTCCGGCGCACGCCCAAGCTCGCGGAGTGCGATCCACGGTCGGTGTTCGCGGCCGTGATCCAGGCCTCGCAGCTGGGCCTCGAGCCCGACACCCTGGGGCGCTCCTACCTCATCCCGTACAAGGCGAACAAGAAGCTGCCGAGCGGGAAGTGGGAAACGAACTATGAGTGCCAGTTCGTGCCCGGGTGGAAGGGCCTTGTCGATCTGATGAACCGCAGCGGTCAGGGCACCGTGTACACCGGGGTGATCTTCAAGGACCAGGAATACCACTTCGTCGACGGCTCGAAGCGCGAACTCGAGATCACGAACGAGACTGGCCTCGTGGATCCCGCGGACATCACCCACGCGTTTGCGGTGGGCCACATCAAGGGCGGCATGTTCCCGGTGATCGAGCTCTGGCGCATGGCCAAGGTCCTCAAGCACCGCGATCGCTACAACAAGGTGGGCGACCGGCACTACAGCTACGAGAACCTGGAAATGTACGCCCGCAAGGTCGTGCTCCTGCAGGTGCTGAAGTACATGCCCTGCTCGCCTGAGCTCGCAACCGCGATGGCGCTGAACGACGCGGCAGAGATCGGTGCGCAACGGATCGACATCAAGGACGCGATTGAAGGGACCTGGGAGCCGGCACCGAACGACGAGGACCAGAAGCCTGAGACCGGCGCCGGGAAAGCGCCCGAAGGACCGCCGACTCTCGACTCGCTCATGAAGGCGATCGAGCGCGCGCACGAGACCGCGGACAAGGAGGTCGCGCTCCTGCAGCTCGAGGACGTGGAAGCGAGTCTCACCGCGCTCTCAGGCGATGAGCTGAAGAGCGCGAAGAAGGCACTGGATGCCGTGCGCAAGGAAGTGCGGGAGCGCAAGGCGTGAGACAGGGTACCAATCTGCCGCCGCGCGGTGGCTCGCGCGGATCGTGGGTACACACGGACCAAAGCGGGGGCCGCGCCGGCGGATGCGGTTGTCCAGGAAGAGCGACGCTACGGTGCCGGATGCCAACCGGCGCGCGCGGGAGAGCCCCGCGCTCAGGGCGTACCGGGCCCACCGATTTTCGAATTGCGGCGGACGCGCCGCGGACAGCCGGGTATCCGGCAACCACCTAGGAGGCACCATGGAAGCAGCAACGGAACCGAGAACCAGGAAAGCGCGTGGCCGCGAAGACCGCGGTCAAGAGGCCGTGATCAAGCTCGATCCGATCAAGAGCCAGGTCGACGAGCTGGTGCAGTTGCACAGGAAAGCGGCCGAGGCGAACGACCAGTACGGCGAAGCGATCAAGGCCACGGCCGAGAAATCGGGATTGCTGGCCAGCGTGGTGCGCAAGTTCGTGGCCGCGAGGGCCGGTGAAAAATTCACCGAAGAGAAGAAAAAGGCGGAGCAGTTGTCGCTCCTATTCGAAGACGTCGGCGGCTGATCGCCACTACCCAAGGAGAACCAGAACGTGAAAGCCAAACAGATATTACGTCAGGGCGATGTCCTGCTCGAGCTCGTGGCCGCGCTGCCCAAGGGAGCCAAGGATGTGAGTCCCGAGGGCCGGATCGTACTCGCGTACGGCGAGGTCACGGGGCACGCGCACGCCGTGTATCCGGAGACCCAGCGCGCGCCCGCGAAGATGCCGGCGCGCCTGTGGGATGCGGGCGCCGAGCGCTTCTTGCAGGTCGTGGAGAAGACGGCGCTCCGGCACGAAGAGCACGCGCCCGTTCCGCTGGAGCCCGGGATCTACAAGGTCACGACCCAGCGGGAATATCACCCCGAGGAGCTGCGCCGTGTCGCGGACTAAAGTCGCGCGCGTCGATTCCATCACGCCGGCGCAGGCCGCGCGCTTCGGCGAGTGGGCGCGCAAGTGGATCGAGATCGGGCTGTCGACCGAGCCCGCGGATTTCGATGCGGCGACCGAGGCTGCGCTCCGGGCGTACCGACTGTGCAACCTCAAGCGCCCGATGGTCATTCTGCGCATGGGCAGTCCGTACGCCGCGACCCTGGGCGGTGTCATCGCCTGGGCGTACCTGCGCGAATTCCAAAAAATCGCCGGCACCGGGGCTCAGGTCCGGGCTCAGGTCCGGGCTCAGGTCGGGGCTCAGGTCGGGGATCAGGTCCGGGCTCAGGTCGGGGCTCAGG